AGCTTGCGGAAGGCTCTCAGGCTTGGCTCAAGAAAGTAGATGATGATGGTAAGTTGAGACATCGCATCATTCCTATCGGCTGTGTGACATCGAGAGCAAGCCACGCCAGTCCCAATCTAGCGCAGGTTCCCGCTGTACGTCTTGAGTACGGTAAGGAGTGCCGTGATTTATTCACTGTCCCCTCTGGCTATGCTCTGGTCGGCAGTGATCTGAGTGGTATTGAGATCCGCTGCTTTGCCCATTTCTTAAATGATGGTGGTGAATATGCGAAAGTCATTCTGGAGTCGGACATCCATGAATACAACCGACAGAAGACGGGGCTTGCTACACGAGACGAAGCAAAAACATGGCTCTACGCCACGCTCTACGGAGCATCCGACGGAAAGATCGGAAAGCTGGTCGGACAGGGGGCGCAAGCCGGTAAGAAGCTCAAAGATAACTTCATAGCTGCTGTCCCCTCTTACGGTAAACTCAAGTCTGCTATCGAGGCAGCTTCTCAGCGTGGATCAATAAAAACCCTCGATGGTAGACAGGTTCCAGTCCGTAGCACACACGCGGCCTTGAACACACTACTTCAATCCACTGGCTCGATCTTAAGTAAGCAGTGGGTCATCAACATATACAACGCAATCAAAGAAGAGGGCTTAGATGCCTACATCATCGCGTGGGTACACGATGAAGTTCAAATAGCAGTTAGGAAAGGGCTTGAAGATCATGTCGGTAATATCGCTAGAAGAAGCGCGGAAAAAGCTGGAGAACAGTTCAGCCTCAGAATCCCAATCGCTGCCGAATATGCCATCGGGCGTACTTGGGCAGACACCCATTGATGGGCTGGACTTCAATACAATCGACTCTCTCCAGAAGATCTACAAGGTCTTACATCGGGCGTGGGAGCAAGGGTTTACGACGAAAAGTAAGTTCGCTCGTGACCAAGCAAATCTCATAGCTATCGCGGCGGGAGAGGGCTTCATAACAACTAGGCTAGGTGAAGAGGTCTGGGGCAACAACTGGCTCCTGACAGATGCGGGAGCCGATTTCATGGTGGAGATTGAATATGCTTTTAGTGGATGCTGATTTGTACTTGTTTAGGGCTGTCGCTGCTACAGAAGATGAGACCGATTGGGGTGATGACATCTGGAGCTTAACGACTGACCTCAAGCTGGCGAAAGAACTGTTCTTTGATCAGCTAGACACCTTCAAAGAGCAGATGGGTGATGATGATGTCATTCTCTGTTTAAGCGATAGCTCGAACTTCCGTAGAACTGTTGATCCCACCTACAAAGGAAACCGTAAGAAGACCCGCAAGCCTGTTGGTTACAAAGCCTTGGTCGAGTGGGCTTCCATCACTTTTAGAACCTTCAAGAAGCAAGGCCTAGAAGCCGATGACTGTCTTGGAATACTCGCTACTAAACCAGAGAACAAAGGTAAGTGTGTAGTCATTAGTGACGACAAGGATCTCAAGACGATCCCTTGTAAACTCTACCGGCCTATCTCGAATGAGCGATTAACCGTTTCTCCTGAAGAAGCTGATCGTTTCTTTTACATGCAATGCCTCACAGGGGATACCGCTGATGGTTACGCGGGTCTCAAGGGGGTTGGACCGAAGACGGCTGAGAAGATCCTTGGATCAAGACCAGCGTGGTCTCTGGTCGAGCAAGCGTATCTCAAAGCAGGAATGACCCGCGAGGATGCACTAACGCAAGCCAGACTAGCGCGGATACTCAGGTGGGAAGATTGGGACGCCAAGAAGGACGCACCAATCCTATGGACAGGAGAGGTGGCTCATGCGGCATGAGGAATACATGAAACAAGCAAATCAACAAAGTGATGCAATAGATATGGTCAACAGTCCCCCTCATTACACGCAAGGGGATATCGAATGTATCGATGCAATTAGGGCAGCTCTGGGACCGGAAGGTTTCAGGGCTTTTTTACGCGGCAACATCATCAAATACAACTGGCGTTGTGACCATAAGAATGGCGTTCAGGATATTGAGAAGGCGCGTTTTTATATTAACAAGCTGATAGAGGAACATATAGGGCATGATTAGTAATTACCTACCCACAGACTACCAGACTTTCATAGCCACCAGCAGATACGCTAGGTGGCTTGATAGTTTTAACAGGAGAGAAACATGGTCGGAGACAGTAAAGAGATACACTGACTATCTCTACTCCAAGAACCTAAACCTCACAGAACAAGACTGGGAAGATTTAGAAGTAGCGATCCTGAGCCTCGAAGTCATGCCTTCCATGAGAGCCATGATGACTGCTGGTGTCGCTGCTGATCGTGATAACACCTGCATCTATAACTGCTCATATCTTCCTGTGGATCATCCAAGAGCATTTGATGAAGCTATGTTTATCCTGCTTTGCGGTACAGGTGTCGGCTTTAGCGTAGAGCGTCAAAGCATCCAGAAGCTACCAATGATCCCAGAGGATCTTGCATCTTCTGATGATGTTATCGTTGTACAGGACTCTAAAGAAGGCTGGGCTAAGGCTCTCAGGAAGCTAATCAGTCTGCTGTATACTGGCGACATACCTAAATGGGATCTCTCCAAGGTTAGACCGGCAGGGTCTCGCCTAAAGACCTTTGGCGGTCGTGCGTCTGGTCCAGAGCCTCTTGATGATCTCTTTAAGTTCGTTGTCGCCAAGTTCAAAGGCGCAGCGGGACGCAAGCTCAACTCCATCGAAGCCCATGATATCATGTGTAAGATCGGTGAGGTTGTCGTTGTCGGGGGTGTGCGTAGATCAGCTATGATTAGCCTGTCTAACCTAAGTGACCAGCGTATGCGTCATGCTAAATCAGGGTCGTGGTGGGAGAACGAAGGTCAACGTGCGTTATCTAACAACTCTGTCTGCTACACTGAGAAACCTGACATGGAAACCTTCCTCAGAGAGTGGCTGGCTCTTGTGGAATCCAAGTCTGGTGAGCGTGGGCTTTTCAGCCGTGTGGCTGCTGAGTCTCATGTGGCTCGGAATGGTAGAAGAGAGTTAGGCTATGAATGGGGGACAAACCCATGCAGTGAGATCATCTTACGCCCATACCAGTTCTGCAATCTCTCAGAGGTTGTTGTAAGGGAGCAGGATGATCTTGAAAGCCTGAAGCGTAAGGTCAGACTGGCGACTATCCTAGGCACTGCACAGTCTACTTTTACTCATCTTCCTTACCTTCGTCCTATTTGGGCAAAGAACACAGAAGAAGAACGTCTACTTGGGGTTTCCCTGACTGGGATCATGGATCACCGCATCCTCTCCAAGAACGTGGACACAGCAAAGTGGCTAAAAGAGCTACGTCAGGTAGCTATTGATACCAACAAGGAATACGCCGAGAGGCTTGGTATTCCCCAGTCTGCCGCTGTAACCTGTGTGAAGCCTAGCGGGACGGTAAGCCAGCTTGTAGATGCCGCTAGTGGTATCCATGCTAGACACTCTGAGTATTACATTAGGACTGTAAGAGGCGACAACAAAGACCCTCTGACTCAGTTCCTCAAGGATTCTGGTATTCCATCAGAGCCGTGTGTAATGAAGCCAGATAGCACAACTGTGTTTAGCTTTCCCACTAAATCTCCTTCAGGCGCAGTTACTCGTAATGAGATGACAGCCCTAGAGCAGTTAGAGCTATGGAAAACCTATGCTCTTGAGTGGTGTGAGCATAAGCCATCTGTGACAATCACTGTCAGAGACCATGAATGGTTAGAGGTTGGCTCATGGGTCTACAACAACTTCGATCTGTGTTCTGGTATTAGCTTCCTACCACATAGCGATCATAGTTATGCACAGGCTCCTTATCAGGACGTGTCTAAGGAAGACTATGAAGAGCTAAAGGCTGTTATGCCCAAGAGCATCGATTGGTCTGCTCTCTCCTTATACGAAAAAGAGGATACGACATCAGGTTCGCAAACATTGGCTTGTACCAGCGGAGCCTGTGAGATCGTAGATATTGCATCATGAATATACCTACCATCGAAGATATAAAGAAGGCCTTACAGATCCCAGAGATCCCACAAGATCGGGACTCTCTTGGTCGTATTATTCACCGTAAAGTAGATAACCTACCTAAGACTGTCAAAAGTACGACAAGGGGGAAGGGGAAGTGGCATTGAGAAACGATAAGTCGATCAAGTGCGACAAATGTGGACTCAATGATGCGTTCTTTGATGTAGGTGGGGTTTATACCTGCGCTCCATGTGAACTCAGGGAGTTAAAGACAGATCCCATTTATAAGAAGTGGCGGTCCCACGAGGACTCGAACCCCGAACCTACTGCTTAGAAGGCAGTTGCTCTATCCAGTTGAGCTATGGAACCGTAACTAGGTTCTAACTATTAGCCTTTCCAACATCAACTAGAAAAAACACCGATCTGGTCATAAGTCAGACCTAAGTAGATCGGTGTTTTTTCGTTATGCTGTCAATAGTGATAGAGCTTGCATCTTGGTGGTGTTGTTACGGATAAGCCAGCCTTTTCCAAAGCTATCAAAGTGTCCAAGGTTTCTATAGAACTGCTCACGCTGTACCCACATATCCTCGATAATATCTCTAGGATTATGCTGCTCGACTTTCCTTAAAGTCATAGGACCAATAGACCCATCCACAGTCGTCTTTACAGCCGTCTGGAGAGCCTTAGAAGCCCTAGCGGGACCGGAGTTCACTGCCCAATCAAAGACCGCCCAGTCAAGCCCAGAGGGCAGGGAATGGCACATACATTTATTCCAGTAGTTCTGGAGATAAATAGGCTCAACATCTGGCCTTGTGATTGCTCTCATGACCTCTTCGGTCGCATCACCACCATAGAAGTCATCATAGGTGGCTTTGGTGATACCGAGGTTGGTCATACCTGCGGGATCATTAGGGTGATCGACATAACCACCTTCATGTTCTAGGAGCCACTCCATACATTGATGGAAGTTACCTTCACTCATTTCTTAATACCTTTAATACCACGGAGACCAAACGAGGCTCCTATGCTTGCGTAAACTGCCCACTGAAACCAATCAGGTGTCCTACCTAGAGCATCGAACCCGCGTTCAACAAAGGGCTGAAGAGGGGGTATGAAGCACATTGCAATTATGACAATAAACAGTACCGTCCACGCCTCGTCTTTCCAGCTATTGTCACTGGATTGAGCCATGATCTTTTCCCAGCCAGCTTCATGGGTGGCTGCTGTTACTAGGACTTGCGCCTCTGCTTCTGCTTTAGCCTTAGCCACTGCGCCCTTGGCTTTGGTCTGTTCAACCTTGGTTTCCATCCATGATCCAGCTAGGCTTGCTATTGGACTTATTAATGCTTGCCACATGTCCTTACCTCGCTTGCTGCTTATTCTGTTCAGCCTGTTCTTTGGTAGTTCTATTGTGCATGTCCCAGACGATCATCACTTCTTTCCTTCATGGTTTATCCAGACAGCAAACATGCCGCTAAAACATCCACAGATCGTGGATACGAAAGCCGTTTGTTGTGTTGTTGCTGCTGGGCCTAATGACATAAACCAGTCGGCGCAGTTCCACGCCATTAGTGTTGAAGCTGCCATCATTATCCGTGGAAGTATCTTGAGAGCTAAGAACTGTTCTGCTGTCATCATGTCAGAGATCCTTTCTTTAGCGGGATACATTTGTATGACATTGCTTTGAAGTCGGGCATGTACCGATTGATATCATTCGCCATCTCCATCGCCCTAGCTACACAGGCTTTCTCTGACAGGATCGGATGGCGTGTGTTCTCCATCTCAATGCAATTAGTGAGGTCGATAAGAGAGCA